AGTTCTCATCTATTCCTACTGCACAAGCTGACGCACAATCCTCTACAACAACTGCCGTAGATCCTTTGCCACAAATAAAAGGGTACGATCTACTTCCATACACATACCACTTAGGTAATGTTATAGATTTTAAAGCTCTGCCTACGCCACCAATTGTTTTGCCATCTCCATCTTTTATCATGAATACAATTCTATCTCTTGCAGGATCATACATAATATCTACCATGTTACGATACATTGCAGTAAAAGAATTGTTATCTCTTAAATACTTTAAACATCTATCGTTTGAATGTGGAGATGTAAAATTTCTTGGCACAGTAAATGAAATATCTATATTATCTACAGGTCTATGTAAGTATTGCTGTATATCATGCATAGTTTTTTCTGTATTGTAAGATCCTTTTGCATCACAAGACGCAGAGAAACAATACCATAAAACTTTTGAGTTCTCTTTGGATATAGAAAAAGTATTGTTACGCATACAAAAAGGGCAATCCATTCTTATGGAATGCCCTTCATCTACACACAAATCTTTTATAATATTTATTTGATCTAGGTAGTTCATATAAGGTCTATAACACAAATGTTATTTCTTGTCAAGTCCTTCCGCAACTCCTATAGCTTTTCCTAATTGATATATTAACTGTGGTACTACGGCATTACCTAATGATTTAAGTCTGTGTGATCTATCGGGAATCCCATTAGCCACTCTACCCACCTGGGGTTCAAACTCCCACCAGCTTGCATCGCTAACGTAGGAGACTTCCTGTTCACTTCGCACTTCCCCTTGCCACTGTCCTTGTGTATTCTCGTTGTAGGTGTCTGAAACATCTTGACTTGAGTTGATAACATCACTTGATTTGCCGTGTCCATGTTCTTGTGATCTGATGCTTGAGGAGTTCTCCACATCTTCACTGCCAGGCTTAGAGGTGTTCCCCCTTGTGCATACTTCTTCTTCCTGTCTGTTGTATCTGTTGTCGCTGTTGGCCACAACATCTTCTCGTGTGCTACCTGATCGTTCAGACTTATGGGCAGTCCCTCCTTTATTTTCTTTTTCATTCTCTTCTTGCTTGATGCTCCTCGACTGCAATGGGCGTCTGGAGTTCTCCATACTTTGTCCGATGAAGAACGTTCTGTATCTTTGGTGCGGTGCGTTGACGCTAGCAGCTGGAAGTACGAAACATTTTGTTTGGAAGCCTTCTTCTTCCAAGTCAGAGTGCACTTGTTTGAATACCATGCCGTCTTCGATGTTAATAATTCCTCGCACATTTTCTCCAATAACCCACCTCGGTTTTGCTTCTCTAATGACTCGTAACATCTCTGGCCAGAGATAGCGGTCATCACTTGTGCCTTTTCTTTTTCCTGCAACTGAGAATCCTTGACAAGGGAATCCTCCAACGACAACGTCAGCTGTTGGGGGATTGTAGGTTTTGACATCTTCATGTATTGGTACTCCTTTAAAGTTTTTAGTTAATACTTTTTGACAGAACTTATCCATCTCTACAAACTGTATAGTTTCAAAGTATCCTGTTCCTTCTAAGCCTAGTGCGAATCCGCCTATGCCTGAAAATAAATCTATTGTTGTAAGTTTAGTTTGGGAGCAGGCACGACTACTAACCTGCTCCCTGACACGAACACTACCACTATAGCTAGCTTTGGGTTTTACCATTTGTTCGAGTCAATTCCTTTTCTAGTTTCTTCTTGAGTTTGTTTTTTATCTGCTTTGCAGTTGCTTCATCTACACCATCTATAATTAGATGAGTATCCCACCAATCTTCTTCTTTCTTTTTTTTAGCCATATCTCTCTCGTGCCCTTCCTTGTAATAGTTATACATATTTCTGTAAAAACAATCTACAGATTGTGGGCTACTGCCTTTCATCTATATATATAACAAAGCTATCAGCTTCATCACCATTAATAGAATGACGCCAGTTGCCTTGACCTCTCCATCTTCTTACTACTCTATCAGTAGTACGACTGTTAAGATACTTCCTAACATTCTGAAAGAACTCTTCTCCTTCATCTGTGTTAGGCACACCTTCAAAGACGTAACGCCCTTGAAGGAGTCTATCTGCTGGTTGCCTACTCATTCTGCTATATCCTCTGCAGGTATTAATTTTATTTGGTTGCCTCTATACTGGAGCTTAACAGTATATAGTTTACCATTAAACTTAATCCAATCTAAAGTTTGAAGGTTGATGTTGCGATACTCTTGCTTCATAGTATCCCATACAATCATAAACTCTTCTTTCTTAGTCGTTCTATCTCCACCTCTCAGATGTTTCTTTACACCTAACATGCAGTTCATAACTCTATCTTCTCCGTTCTTCTTTGTGAACTTTGCAGAGAATATTTTAGAACCTACAATTTTATGTAACTGATCTGAAAAGGTCTGTCGTTTTAGTCGTTGCATTTCTGCCTCCTTGTTGTTATTAAAAAGTGAGAGAGGTTTATAGGCTAACTAGTATAGCCGTTCCCACCTCTCTCTATCCTCATCTGAGAAGCGTGTGCATACATAGTCTCAGTGTCTTGGAATATCTTATATTAGCACAATCATATGCCTATGTCAATGTGTTTTAAATATAACTGATTGCTTCTTCATGGACCAACACAGGCCACAGTCGGCACAGCTCTTGGCTTTGCCTGTCTGTTCTGGACACACTACACCTTTCTCTGCTATCTCTTCTGAGTTAGCTGATAGTATATCTCTGGTATAATCTGAAAATCGTATTGAGAATCTATCCCATTGTGCTGTGCGTATTCTCTTAATCTCATCTCCTATGTCTGTACCTGGGTGCCAATGTGTGTATCCCCAGATAGCAAGCCCAGGAAATTTATCAAGACATCTCTCCCAAAACTGTACATAATCTACTGAATAGAAATCTCCAAGTACATGAAGTCTTACAAGAAACTTCTCATGCTTCTTCTGTATCTCTGTGAGATCTGTGTATAGCTTGTGAACTAGCCCGTTGCCATGAGATATCCTGTGAGCAAAGGGCATGTTGTTGCCATAACAA